GCATCCCGATTAAGCGTAATGCTCCATTTATCTGATCGGCGGCTGTAGTGGCCATAACAACTCCTTACTCTGCGGTTTTACGACGTCTTTTTACATCCAGTGTATTGACAGGAGCCGCAAGCAATTCTTCTACCATTTCTTCTACTTTTTCTGATTGCGTATTCAGATCGTAGCGTTTCCAACCTTGTGCTTCATCATAATCTGCTTCGGCGTCTATTGTAGCAACTTTAGTGCCATGAATAGGGTGCTTTAAATAAATTATAGGCATTATTTTTCCATTTAGATAGGGGGACAAGCCCCCTATTTTTATTAAGATGCTACCAACGGTACGGTATACCATTGTGTTGCACTGTAAGCTACAAGAACCATAGAGGTTTTAGCAGCCATACTATATGCACCAGTTGTTGCAGTTAAAGCATTAATAGAAGCGCCCGAATTAGGATACACTTTTAAAACAGCGTTTGCTACATCACCATTTTTAATGATGACTACAGTACCAGCAACAGGGGCAGCAAGAATTACGCCTTTAGTTGCATCGGCTGCGGTAACCAATGTAAAACCACCAGCGATTGCAGCAGCGTCAGCATTAGTTGACCCAGCAGCGGCGACAGTAGCAGATGCAATTACAAGATTTCCTGTAGCAGTAACCGTTGTTCCGCTAAAACTTGTACTACTACTAGCAGTAGTTGTTAGTGTTTGCAACGAAGTTGCGCCCGTAACGGTCAAACTATCAAATTGAGGGTCGCTATACGCAACGCCAATAGCTTTGGTATTTGGCATGATTTTTCCTTTTAAAAACCCGCCCCGAAGGGCGGGATATTACATTACGAGATGCGATATAAAGTCCAAGTGCCTGTACCGGTCTTACGAGCGCGGAAAGCGCCAGAAGTGGTAGTAGGAACCGTGATAGTACCAATCAATGTCCAACCAGTATTAGTTGTAATTGTTGCTGTACCACCATTAGCAATAATATTGAAATCAATAGAGCTATTGGTTTTTGCACTTGAAATAGCAGCATCTAAATCAACACCTAAAGGTAATTGCAGGTTATTACCACTGCCTGTGTAATAGATAATGCCGTTAGTCAAATCAGCAGATAACAAAGGTGATGCTGCTGCTGCGTATGTTACTGGCGCTGCTTGAACGCCAATAGTTGCTTCTGATAAATTGCCATCGGTAACTTGATAGCCACCTGCTCCGTTTGGAAGTGCCATGATATTAATTCCTTAAAAAATTGATTTAAAAAGCCCCCGCTTGCGCGGGAGCATTTAGGTTTAACCCCACATCCGAACGCCCATTGCTGGACGAATGGCTGAGTAACCGTATAGAACGTCAATACGGCAAGGTAAACGGTCATTATTAATATCGTATTGGCGAACAACACGCATAGAAATACCGTTGTGAACTTGACGTGAAGCCATGTCAACACCTTGTGGCAACAACAAGTCAGCAGTTGCAAAAGTAATCGCATCTTTATGATAGATCAAGTTTTGTGCATACTGAGTTGCAGAACCGCCAAGGAAAGTTAATACAGCGCTAGAAGCAGGGAAAGAATCAATAGTTGCCAAAGCATTAGTTGATGTATACATCGCTGGAGATACTGTCAAAGTGGCAGTTGTGCCAGAAGAAACAGTAACGGGCGCTGTTACAACGAACTGTTGCAATGATCCAGTTGATTGACGGGTTTGTGGGTTAACAGCATAAACGCTACCGATAGTAAATACATCGCCTACGTTAAATGTTGGTGAACCACTTGTAAAGCTGATTGCCAATGAAGTAGAACCTTGAGCAGTCACAGTAGTAGCTACGATAGGTGCAGTTGGAGTCACACCAGTTGTATGCTGAATAATAGACTGGCTCATGTTGATTTCTTCGTAGCCCAATACGCCCATACCCATCATGCCATTCTTAAATTGACGGCTAATTGTATCTGTAGGATTAAACAGACCTTTCAAACCTTCAACCAAACCTGCGTTGGCTGCTGGGTTAACAGTAGCGTAACGTGGGGACATAACAGCAGCAGCTTCGTTTAGTTTTTGTTGAGCTTGCAACAGGACTAAAGAAGTAGCAGGAGTAGTACCAGGAGTACCAACTGACTGATAGATAGCTTTGTAGCTGTTTGCTACATCGTTATCAATAGAAGATGCCAACTGAGAGATACGTGGTTTTAAAACACGCTCTGCAAAGTCATCTAACTGCATTGTCAATTCAGCAGAAGTGAAGTTAACACCAATGTGCTTTTGTGACGCTACAGTCAAAGTTGTGTACTGTTCGTTGTCGTCTTGAACTTGCAAGGCGGCACCGTCAGTTACCAAAGCGCGGTCTGGTAAGCGGATACGGAGAGTGGAACCAATTTTGGCACCTTCAACAGCGAAAGAGTCGTCATATTGGCGGTTTACGTTACGTGTGATAACAAGATTGTTCTCAAGGATCTCGAGAGCTTTTCTTGTGATCATGTCGATGGTTAAGATCGAATTTGACATAATAAAGTCCTAATTAAAAAATAGTTAGCGGTTTCTCTGCGCTTCCCACTTCTTGATCTGACGTTGGCGGTCAGCTTCAATCCACTCTGAAGTCGTCATGCTTTTAATGGCACGAGGATCCGTTGTGTCTGTTGCTGGAGATCCAGTGGATCTCGCCGTAATCGGAGCAATTGGTGCTGGGGCGCTCGAAGTCTTTTTTACTACGGGATTATCAGCTAATTTAGCCTCAATTTTCCCTAATTCTTTGGCCTGCTGGAGTGGCGATAAACGTGAAATACGATCGGCTTCTTTCGGATTAGACCCTAGGTAATAAGCCATGTCGGGGCCAACATCTGAAGCTTGAATCGTTTGAGCCATCGCGTCAGTAATTGGAAGCTTGGGGTTATACGCAACTTGTTCAAAGTCATCGTATTTAATCCGCGCATCTTCTTCTTTGTCGTGATAAGACTCAATGATCTCAGACTGCATCCTAGCTTGTTCACGCCTAGCAAGCAATTCTTCTGCCTTCTTTTCTGCCAAAGCATCAGCATATTCGTCAGGCGAATTAAACTGCTCAATCGGCGGGATTTCTACTGGGGCTTTTCGAGCTTGTGTTTCCACGGCTCTAGCTGCCTGTTCTCTTTCCCACTTACGTTGTTCTCTAGCAAGTCGTTTACCAATAGCGGCATCAAGTTCTTCTTGTGAGAAGGTCTTGGGTGCTTCTGCTGCTGGCTCTACTGCTTCCGGCGCTACTTCTTCAGCTTCAGGTGCAGCCGTTGCCACCTGCTCTGGCGCGGTTACTTCCGCTGGCACTACTTCTTGACTTTCGTCCATTTCGATGTTTCCTTAGAAACCCTGGTGATCTGCACCAGTACAGTTTTATTTATTAAATATTAATCGAAGCTATCTTATCTTGTAAAGCTTTAACTCTTGCATCAAGCGCGCTTTGATCTGAAGCGAGTTTAGCTTGACCAGCAATTAATTCTGCTTGAGCTTGAGCTAGACCATCTTCACGCACAGTCAATGAAGCTTCTTTAGCCGCTACATCTTTAGCAGTAGCAGCGCTATCAGCAACAGCTTGATTTTCAAGCGCAGTTAAGTCTTTTTCACGGGCATCTAATAGTGCTTGTTTATCTTGCGAATCGGCGCTAGCAGTTTTAGCAGTTGCCAAAAGCGCATCAGCTTGAGCTTTGATGTTTTGTGCATAGACATCAGCATCCGCAAGCTTTTTATTTGCATCATCAACAGCGCTAATAGCACCTTGACGTTTTGCCAATTCGTCGCGTAAAGCGACCATTTGAGCTAAATCGGATGGGAACTGTTTGGCAATATAGTCAAGAAATGCACTAGAATCAATACCGCCAGTGTCACTAGAAATGTTCATATATCACCCTTAAGCGTAATAGCTAATGTTGAGTTCGGCGCTACCGCCATTATTAATAAATTGAATACCATTTAAATTGCCGTCATACTGCAAAGTCACGCCAGCAGCCAAAGGCATACCAACAGAAGCAGTAGGCGCAGTGCCATCATCGCGCCAACGCACGTTGCCGGTCAAAGGTGTAATTATTGCAATGGTAGGCATTTGTTTTAAGCCTGTTTTATCCATTGTAGGTACAGTAAGCCCAACAGCAG